TGGATATTTCTGAATTGCTTTAATTCTTGAGGCTTCCTTGTCTCGACCTAAATTAAAATGCCCTTTCCATTTTGCGGGGCTGACGAGCTCCAGGCGCAAGCCCAGGGCGGCGACAACGCCGTGAATGACGCCAACTGAATGCCCAAACGTCCAAACTGAACTGACGCCCTGGCCGGGCATTGCATTTACATTCTCCACTATTACAACGTCGCTCTTGAGAACCGACAGCATGCGCGCCAGTTCCGCGCCATTGATGCGGTTGCCGATAACAGGCAAGTCATCGACATGCACGGCCCCAGGGGCGATCAGAGCAATTGCGCCAGAGACGCCCGGATCAATTCCAACAATTCTCACGAATGATAATCCTTTAAGGCGCCGGCCTCTCTTAGAGCTTTTTCTGCGCTCGGGCGGGATCTCAAGGCGTATTGGTTTAAAAAATCCGCCATTTCGAGTTTGGATTTTGTTGGCACGTCAATTTTCTCGATGCGCGCGTCTGGCACAAGCTGCATAAGATTTGGCAGCAAAACCTCCGCCTCTTCCCGGCTGTCAAACCACCACGTCGCATTCCCGACCTCTTCAGAGGGCATCACAAGGGCGTAAAAAATCATGCTGTGTCCCTCATAAGTTCTAAAATCTCGTCAGCGTCGGGCATGTATGGGTCGCGTGAGGCGACGTAAAGCATCGCCAACGTCCACGGCCCGGGTGCGCTATTTCGACGCCTCCAGCCAATTATTGTATTGCTCGGCGGGGGAGTAATTCCCACATTTTTAAATCGCTCCCTCAGACCCTTCACGCCCCCCAGAGAGGCGATAAGAGCTTGAATGTTAAAGACTGGCTCCATGCAACGCGCGTCCTTATTGAGTAAATCTACGCATACTCACGTTTTGTCACGTATTTTACGATTTGCTTCACGTCGTCAAGACGAAAAAAGACAAACTGTGGAAAAGTCCGTAAAAAAAGTGTTGATTTTGTCCCTTACAAAGGCGCATTAACTATTTTGATGGACAATTTGTCCTGTAGACGACCCCCAGGAGACCGACATGCCGCGTCAACCAAAGAGGCGTCTGACACTGACAAAGCCAGTCAGTGAAGCGCCAATTATTGAAAGTAAAACACAGAATTTCGCTCGCATTTTACAGCATGAAATGCTGAAGCGGGGATGGTCGCAATCAGACCTGGCGCGCGCCGTCTGGGGCGCTGAGACGACTGACAGTAGGGGCTTCAGAGCCGCCGTGGGTCGCGATAGGATTTCCGCGTATGTGAATTCCAAAGCCACGCCAGAGCCGGCCACGCTCAAGAAAATCGCAGACGTTTTAGGCCTTTCGCCGGAAGCGTTAGCCCCAGACATCGCTACAATGGCCGTGGCGCGCGATAATCCGAGCATTGACATGCGCGTCGTCGCGGGCCGGGAAGACCACGCCTGGCTGCGCGTCAATCGCATTGTGTCTTTATCGACGGCCGCTCGAGTTATCACGCTTCTCGAGAACGACGGGAAATGACAAAAGGTTATGAGGGGGTGGACGTCCCAGTTTTGTTAACTGAGGACGAGGTTGCTGATATTCTTAGGGTTTCAACAAGAACAATTTTTCGCTTGCGAAAAAGCGGACAACTCCCTTATATTTCTTCTCGACCAATTCGCATCCGTTTGACCGACGTGGTGCGTTACATCGAGGAGACCGCCAAATGTCACAAGCTATCAATCCAAGACTTGCAAGATCCACGCGCAGTGGAAATTGGGAAATCGCCTTCTCTGAGCGCCTTGACGGAAAAACGCACTCGAGACGGATCTCTACGTGGACAAAGGATCGCATTGAAGCGGAAGCTGCGCTCACGTCCTTCCTGACGGGAACAGACAAATTACGCACGTCGCTTTCTTCCCCGCGCGTCAGCGACGTCCTTGATCATTACGAAGAATATGTTTTGGCTGAACGACGCGGCGAGACGCAGCAAATCTGCATCCGCCTTTTAAGGCGCGGCTTCAAAGATGTTTTTGTGTCCGATCTCACGCCCGCAACAATCCTACGTTACCGACAAGATCGTAACGTCCAGTCAGGCACGTTGCGGCGGGAACTTGGAACGCTTCGCGCGGCTTTGGCGTATTGCAAAAAGCATCAATTAATAAAAGGGGATTTGCCGTTTATTGAATTGCCGCGCAAGTCGCAATCGAAAGAGACTTACCTCACGCGCAGCCAGGCCGAGCACTTTCTTGATCTTGCTTTGGCGCATTCGGCTGGGAAGAAGAGGTTAACGCGCCTGACGCGTTTTGTGTTCATCGCCTTAACAACGGCCGCAAGGCGAGACGCAATTCTTGGCCTTCGTTGGGATCGCGTTGACTGGGACGGGAATACGATAAATTTCCAAGAGCCTGGCGAGCAATTACACAATAAAAGAAGAGTAATCGTTCCTATTTCAAAACGCCTCCGACCAATTCTTGAACAAGCCTACCGCGAGCGCAAGCCAGGCAATCCTTTCGTGCTTGATGAGCGCGCGTCGATTAGAAAGACGTGGGAGACTTGGGTCAAGAAGACGCCTTATCCGCATATTTGCCCCCATGACTGCCGTAGAACGTGGGCGACTTTAGCCGTCCAGGCGGGCGTCTCAATTGTCGATGTGGCCGCAATTTTGGGCGACAGCATAGAAATTGTCTTGAAGCATTACGCCAAGCACGTACCAGGCATGGCCCAGAAGGCCGTGGACACGTTCTAAGCCAATACCACTAATAGGCAGGCCGCAATCTATATATTGTGGCTTGCCAAATCGCCGCTGATTAGGACACAGATGTAGGTTCGCGTCGGTTAACGCAGCCGCCGTCAACTCACTTAGACCGCCAGGAGACCATGTACGTGACACACTATTTGCGCCTCTCAATGCGCGAGGCTGAGACGCTCAGTCGAGCTCTAACTGATTATCGAAAGCTGCTTACTTTATCCGCATACGCAGCCGTAGATAAGTCGATAATTGATGCGGAGGTGTCACGCGTTGACGCCACGCAGGAGAGATTATCGATTGATATTTTTTATGCGGATGAAAACCACGCTCAACTCAAGGAGACCGCGTGATGGCTAATTTACCAGATGCAGAAACGATCGCGATTAACACGCGAAAAGAAACCCCAAAGACGTTTGAAATATACAACGGCATGTCGTTGTATCAATTAATTCAAGCAAACGACACTGGAGACGACGTGAACTTAATAGAACTTATCGTATTGCGCGATAGGCTCGTTAAACTCTTAGACGCAATTTCCGACATAATAGAAAAGAATAACGCTGTCATAAGCGACATTGAATTATTGTCGGAGCTAGAAGCTGTCGAAGACGCAATTACTGTCGAAGGGTTTAAGAAAGCCAGTAGTTTGCTTGTTGAAAAAATCAGCGGCTTGGAAATGCAAATTGAAGACGCGTATTTTAATACGGAAGATGGCATGCGCGATCTTTATCTCGAAGACCAAATGGCGAAGGATGATTAATAATCATGCAGGCGTGGAACGATGAAAAGGTCATTGCTTTCGATTTCGAAACAAGCGGCCTAAAACCAGAATACGCACTGCAAGCATGGAGGGTCGCTCAAGAGAAATCTTGGGCGACTTCTCTTGTTTGGGCCGGGCGTAAAAATAATAAAACAAAATTCTGCGGCGGATTAAATCCGACGCGCGAAGACATGAAGGAAATGCTCGAGTATGCGATCCAGCGCGATTGTTATTTAATGGCGCACAACGCCTCATTCGATATTGGTTGGTTGATTGGTTACGGCCTTGAGGAACTGGTTATGAAAGCCAAGTTTCTCGACAGCATGTTGATCTGGAAGCACGCCACAATCGTTCCAGAATACGACACGCCATTAAATAAAAGATTTAGCTACGGGTTGAAGGCGGGCGTGGCGCAACTCTGGCCTGACGAAGCGGGATACGAAGACGGCGTGGATTTTCATGACGCTTCCCCAGAGGCGCGCGCAAAGTTGCATAGATATAACGAGAGGGATGTTGAGTTCTGTTTGCGCCTTGGAAAATTTTGGTTTGAGAAATTAACTGACAAGCAACGCAACGCCATGCTGATTGAGGCGGAAGCATTGCCCCTCATGGCGATGGCGCACGTTAAGGGCCTGCCAGTAAATGTCGCGACCATTGAGCCCCTCAAAGAAAAGCTCGCCGCGCGTGAAGCGGAACTCATGCAAGAGTTGAAAGACATTGGCGTTGATGGCGCAATCGTAAGATCAAATAAAGAGCTCGCAGTATTGTTGTTTGAGACGTGGGGCTTGCCAATAATCAAAAGGACTGAGAGTGGCGGCGCGTCAACGGACAAGGACGTCTTGCACGAATTAAGTCTAATTGATCCGCGCGCCGCTAAAATTGCTGAACTCAGAAATACGCTCAATAGACAGTCAGGATTTCTTGCGCAGATTGAAGCAAGTCTTGAATATAATGAGGACGGCATGACACACCCAGAGCCGCGCATCTTTGCGGCTTACACTGGACGCGTGCAATACTCTGGCAGCGTTAAGGGCCTTCGTCCAAATAAAAATAAAGCGGGCGCATTTGTTGAAGAAAAGAAACCCTCTGGCGCCGCCCTTCAGCAAGTTCCAAAGGCTGCCGAGTTTCGCAATTTAATTATGGCGCCTCCAGGCATGACGTTGGTGGAAAGCGACGCAAGTTCACAAGAATTTCGCTGGATGGCGATTGCGTCGAATGATCCCGTCATGTTGGATTTGTGTCGCCCTGGAGAAGACCCGCACAGTTACATGGGCGCGCAAATTGCGCGCATTAATTACGCTGATCTCGTCGCCGGCAATAAGGCTGGAGATAAAAAAGCAAAGGCTGCGCGTAATCTTGGAAAATTAGCGAACCTCAGTCTCGGCTATCGCACCAGCGCAAAGAAGCTGCGCCAGAAGGCGCGCACTGACTGGGGCCTGGCGATGGAATTGCCAGAGGCTGAGAATATTCATGCTGCGTATCGCGCGGCCTATCCTGGCGTTGTGAAATTTTGGGAGAGGCAGAGAAATATTTGCGCCTCACAAAAATTCGCTGAGACGTTTGGAGGCAGGCGCGTGAATATGCGCCAGGGTTGGGGCGGAGATAAAGAATGGTCGATGCATTCGACGACGATTAATTTTCCTGTTCAAGGTACGGGCGCCGACCAAAAATTTTTAGCGATCAAGCACGTTAAACCATTGTTGAAAAAATACGGCGCGAGGCTTGCGCTGGATTTGCACGACGGCCTGTATTGGTTTTGTCCGTCTGGCGTTGTTGACGCTTTTATTCATGACTTGCGCGACACGCTCAATGACCTGCCGTATGAGCGCGAATGGGAATTCAAACCAAGCGCGCCTCTGACTTGGGACATCAAATCTGGCGCCACATGGGGCGCGCTTGATGATTACGAATTTGAAGAATTGGGGGGCGGGAGCGACGTCGCCCAGGAGACCAATCCCGGCGATGGTGTCGCCCCCTCAACGGCGAACGCCAGCCAGGCGGTTAGGAGACCAGAACCCGGGGCGAGCGGCGTTGTGGTCGGGACAGTAGATCAAGGGGCTCGAGACGGACAAGGGGAGATTGTGGTGGAGAATAACGTATCAACAAGCCAGGCCCAGGAGGACGCCGTGTCCACCTCGCCCCTGCCGTTTCATGTCTCAAATGAATTTTACGCCAGGGCCGTGTTTGGTGAATTCTTTGAACACGGCTGGCTCCAGGCTGGAGGCGACAAGGCGGGGAATTGGACGGGAGGCTTTGCGCCATCTGAATTGCTGAAGATGATGGACGACAGCCCGAATTATATTTCCGTGGCGTCTCTAAAACCTGACGCAAAGACGCGAAGCGACGAGACATTCGCTCGAGCTCATATGTGGGTGGCTGATGACGTCGGAACCAAGATCGGCGCTGATATTGTTGAGGCGACCTTTGGGCCGCCGAATGCGATTATCGAAACGAGCGCCGGGAATTTCCAGTGGCATTATTGGCTGTCGCGGCCGATCGAGAATATTACGGTCTGGGGAATACTCAGGGACGCTTTTAAGAATAGCGAGAAATTATCTGGCGCGGCTGATGGGAATGGCGCCGGGGCTTATTACAGGTTGCCAAATGGCGCGGCGTTTAAAAAGAAAGATCCAAGTAAGGCTGGATTTGTAACGAGGCTTGTAAAATTCTCTCCAGGCGCCTCCAGGCTGGGCCAGGATGACTTGGCGCGCATTCTTGGCGTGGATATTTCTGACGCTGCGCAGGGCGCTTACGAGGCCTTTAAAAGGGACAGCAAGGCGCGCATCAAGCGCGCAGGGACGGACACGTCAGTTCTCGCAGCCGACCCAATCCTTGCGCTCTTCTCGGCCGTTAAATGGCCTATCCATGATTACAGGATCAATCGGCAGGGATTTATCGCCATTGAATGCCCTTGGGCGGATCAGCATACGGACGGGAATACTGAGGCCGGGTATCACGTAACGAGTGGCGGCTTCAAATGCTTTCATGCGCATTGCGCAGGGCGCACGGTTAAGGACTTGCATGGATTTCTTGAGGGCCTGGCGACGCCTGACGAGAAGGGCAAGGCTACGGCCCTCATGTTTCGCAATGATCCCGTGGGCGATCAAGACCTGACGGGCCTGGAGGATCTTGCGGGCGATATTGTCAGGGAGAGGGAGGATATTGACGGGCAGATGTCGGACTTTGTGTGGATTAAGAATGTTGAGAAATTCGCACAAATCTCGACGGGATTAGTTTTGACTAAGTCAGGCTTCAATATGATCGCCACTGACTTGGCTGACGCTGGCGCGTCTGGGATGAAGGCCGCCTCGTCGGTTTTCATTAATGACGGCGGGCGCGTTGTTGATTTGATCACATATGCGCCAGGCGATGGAGTTGTGACGTCCCTTGATATGGATGGAGCGCGCATGAGCGCGTATAATCAGTGGCGGCCTGGATTTATAGATCCTTACCCATTCGATAGCGTGCCTGACGATGACGCCGATTTGCGTAAATGGCTGGATCACGTCGAGTATATTGTTGAGAATGATAATGAGCGCGCATTCTTTTTAGACTGGGCGGCCTTTTTGGTGAAGCATCCTGGGAAAAAGATCAATTTCGCCGTCTTGCTGCGATCCAAGCAGGGCGTTGGAAAAGATTTGATGTTGCAGCCGCTCGTTGAGCTCCTGGGCAAGCATAATGTTAAATCAATCCCGGCTGGCGTGCTCGATGAGGGCTTCAGCGATTATATGAAATCGCGCTTGGTGATTGTTGAAGAATTGCCGCCTTATCATAAGAAGGACGTTTACGAGAGGCTGAAATCGCTTGTTTCGTCCGCCCAGGAATACACGCGCGTCAACGAGAAAAATATTCCGGCGTATCAGATACGCAATCTCCAGGCGTGGGTGCTTATGTCAAACCATGAGAACGCAATGGCGCTCGCGGAAGACGATCGCAGATATTTTGTGATTGGCTCAGACGTTGAGAAGAAGGCGCCTGAGTATTACGAGGCGACTGGCAGGGCCTTTAAGTCGCGGGCCGTCTTGTCGAAGCTGTATCGGTGGCTGTTAGACAGAGACTTGTCGCGCTTTAATCCTATGGCTGCGCCGCCAATGACGCACGCAAAGGCGATGATGATAGAACACGCCAGGCCGCCACTCGATCGATGGTTTGAGCATATTTTTGGCGATGAGGGGATCTTCTCAGATCGCACGCTCATTACTGTCGGAGAGATCGAGGCGGAGGCGATTAATACGACCAGGCTGTCGAAAAGAATAAAAAATGATCTCGATCCGCAACTGATCGTGGCGCAGTTGAGGCGCTATTCTTGGGAGCATATTTGCCGCGCAAATAAGGGTGGCGGAGCGAAGGTTTCTTTGTGGGGCGTGCGTAGACGGGCTGCTATGTTTAAGGGCGTCAGTCACCCGTCTGTCGTGAATATGTGGAAATCTGAGGTGGACAAAACTAACACCAAGCGCACGCTCGGATTGTTTGAAGATTGAGCGGATCTGGACGGGTGATTGTGATTTTCCGACGGGGTAAAATCAATGCCCCGGCGGATCTGGAGCCCTAGAGAATTGCGGCTTGTAGCTATTCTTGGACGGGTGACGGGTGAAATCACTTAAATCAATAGGAAGATTATGAAGTAGACAAAATGTATATAATACAAAATGTATATATAGTGTGTTGCGGTAAAATAGTGAAAAACCCGGTTCACCTGTCCAAGCCCGTCCAGAATAGTGAAATTGTACAGGCCGCAAAGCGGCCCAAAAACCACGCCATTGACGGCCCACGTCGGGTGTGTTTTTGATGCCTGGCAACCGCATTTCCTCCCCTTGGTTGTGGCGTGACGTCTCTTGACGTCGCGCCATTTTTTTGCGTTTGTTGACGTATGGCTCCAAGGAATTTTCATTGCATCGAGGCCGTCCGGCACAAGACTTATTTTGGCGGCGGGGCGCAGCGGTTATGCAAATGCATCGCTCGAAAGACTGGCAAACCATGCCCGCAACCGGCCGTGAAAGGGTCAACGGTTTGCAGGCAGCATGGCGGGACGGGGATGCGCAACAGATGGCGTAAGACTGTCGGCAAGGGGGTTAGACCTGACGTGCAGTATTTCGCATCAGTGGCCGTCTCTGAGGCTTTAAATGATGTGGTATCTAAGTACCCTTCTGCCGTGAAAAAAATTAATAGCCTTGCGGGGTTGGGGGCGCGAGGACGCGCGATCCACGATTTCGTCAATGGGAAAAAATTAGAAGAATGAGCAAAAACAATAACTTAGACATGCCACTGCGCGACGTCGCGATCCAGACGCTGCGCCAGGTGGCGTTGGATGAGACGGCGCCGGCGGCCGCTCGAGGCGCTGCCGCGCGCTCGATCGCCGAGATTTGCGGGCTCCTGGGCAAGAACGCGGAAGGCGTGAAGGACGTTGAGGCGAAGAGCTTGAATGACCTATCGATCGACGAGCTCGACGCAGAGATCCGCCGATTGACCCCTGGGGGTGGTGCAGGGAAGAAAAGCGGCAAGGCCGTAACACCTTAATTTGTAACAACAATCATCGCCTTGCTGGGGGGAGCGCGCTGCGCGGCGCGGGCGTGGACACGCGGCCTGGGGCGGCCGGGTGACCCCTGGCCCCCAGCCGGCGAGGGCGATAGATGGCCGTCAGCCACCACGCGAAAATTTTCTAGTTTTAAATTTCAGCCGCAACGCCCGCAACGCCCAAAACGCCCGCGAAATTTCAGCCGCAACGCCCGCAACGCCCAAAACGCCCGCGAAATTTCAGCCGCAACGCCCAAAACGCCCACAAAATTTCAGCCGCAACGCCCAAAACGCTCAAAACGCCCAAAACGCCCGCACCGCCCACAAATTTTCAACTGTACCTACCTACGCGATTGACTGACGTGGACACGCGTCCCACGACGTGGTAAGGCGGCAATTGCGGCGACAGCCCCGCCGCTCGCCTGCGAGGACTGCCCGTGCCGCGTCTCAGTAAATTGTTTAGCTTCACGAGTTGGAGCGCCAGCCGCCCGTCAGTTCCTCTCCCAGGAGATAAGGTTGACGAGGAATTCGCAGAAACCAGGCGGGCGGTTAATGAGATTGACGCAGAGCTCAAGGACATTCGCAGATCTGACGGGCGTCTTCATGATGGGATCGTCACGAAGGAAAGTCTCGCCCCGGATTTGATTTCCGACATTGCGCATGATTTCCAGACGCAAATTCATGATGATGTTTCAAGGACGCATGCGGCGTCGCATGTAGCGCAATCCTCTGCGCAGGATGCTATTCATGCGGCGACTGCCGCGCAGAGCGACGCGGCGAGAGCGGAAGCCGCCGCTAATATTCTTGATGCTAATTCTAATTCTGCGCTTGCGAAAATAGCCTCAGTAGAGGCGCATGCGGTGCAAGCTCTTGCTGACGCGAATGCTGTCGCCTCGCGTATTAGTAATGATGAAAATCATGCGCTTCAATCAGCGAATACCGCCGAGCTTTGGGCTGATGTGAGCCATGCTTGGGCAGAGCATATGCCTGACACCATACCGCCGAATATTCTGGCGCAGATGGGCATTAGCGGAGAGCATTGGTCTGCGAGATGGTGGGCGAACCATATTGACCATGCTTTTGGGACGCTGACGGTATTTTGGTTAGGCAATAGCGCGACTGCTCCGACGACGATGATTGACGGAACGCCTTTGAAGAAGGGCGCGATGTATTTTGATACGACGGTTAATGCGCCTTTGATTTATAATGGGACTTCTTGGGTTGGGTTGACGGGGCCTCAAGGAGTTAAGGGCGATAAGGGCGACACGGGGGCGGTAGGCCCTCAAGGGCCTATTGGGTTGACGGGGCCTCAGGGCATTCAAGGATTGACGGGGCCTAAAGGCGATATCGGGTTGACGGGGCCTCAAGGAAATATTGGGCCTAAAGGCGACCAAGGCGTTCAAGGCGTTCAAGGGCCTAAAGGAGATCAGGGCGACCAAGGCATTCAAGGGCCTACTGGGCCTCAAGGTATTTCGGGAACGGATGGCGCTCCTGGCGTTATTGCTAAGTTGATTGGGCATTTTAGCCGCAATCCTCTTGAGTTGCCGACAAATGGATTTATCCCAGTGAGTTGGGATGCGAATATGCATCCGAGCGTTGATTGGCAGATGCTTGCTGACCAGGCGCTTTATCATGAGCCGACGGGCAATGTTTATGTGTTTGTTGGATCTGATCCGGCTGGATTGACGGATCAACCGCATGGCTGGGTGAATGCTGGTCAGATGAAAGGCCCTGCTGGGCCTCAAGGGCCTATGGGGCCTCAAGGGTTGACGGGCGCGACGGGCGCTCAAGGGCCTAAAGGCGACACGGGGTTAGACGGTATTGCTGGCCCTCAAGGGCCTCAAGGGCCTAAAGGCGATCAAGGAGCGGCGTCAACTGTTCCTGGGCCTCAAGGGCCTCAAGGCCCTGCTGGCGCAGCCTCAACGGTTCCTGGGCCTCAAGGGCCAAAAGGCGATACTGGGTCAACGCGATTTGATATCAGCGGCACAGCCCCTGCTAATCCATCTCAAGGAGATGCCTGGTGGAATAGCACAGATGGCAATCTTTATACTTGGTATAATGACGGAAATTCGGCGCAGTGGGTTTCTGTTTCCGCTCCTGGGCCGAAAGGCGACCCGGGCCCTGCGGGGTCGAATGCTTGGGTTGATATAACGGGCAAGCCGAACACGATTGCTGGATATGGAATTACTGACGCTCCGACGAAAACTGGCACGGGAGCTTCTGGCACTTGGGGTATAGGCATTAGCGGCGTTGCCGCACATGCGACAGAAGCGACACATGCTGCGACAGCGACATATGCGACGAGCGCGGGCAGCGCGATTGCAGTTCAAACCGTATCGACGGCTGACCCAACTGGAACTGCGACTGAGGGCGCACTTTGGTTTAAGGTTTAAGCGCCATGCCTCTCTGGACGCGGAAAGATAATGCTTGGAAAAGCCCATCGAAAGGTTGGGTTTATTCAAGCAACGCGTGGAAAGAGATTAAAGAAGGTTGGGTTTTTTCTTCTGGCGCGTGGAAGAAGATTTTCCCGAATACGCCGCCAGGGCCATCATCAGTCGAATACTTAGTCGTTGGCGGCGGCGGCAGTAGCACTAAAAACGATGGTTCGGACGCTTACGGCGCACCAGGCGGCGCCGGTGCAGGCGGGTATGTCTCAGGCACCGTAGCAGTCACGCCAGGAGTTGCTTATCCTGTTGTAGTCGGCGCAGGAGGCGCAGCAATTTACGCCATGCAGAATTTCCCCTCTGGCCTGGAATACCTTGGCGGCAGGATAGGAGAGCAAAGCTCTTTTGCTGGTATTGTCGGGCGAGGGGGAGCGCCTGGGATTTTCTATGCCAAAGGAGCGATTGACGCTAGTCTTCTCACACCGTTAGGCGGCTACGGTAGCGGCTCTGGGTCTTCCTCGTATCAATGGCCTTCCGGCAGTAATCGCTATCCGTTTCCTGCTACAGACCAGGGAAGGGCGGGTGCGAATTGGACTACAGACCCTTACGGCAGCACATATAGGCACAGCGGCGGCGGTGGCGGCGCTGGTGGGGATGGCATAGGAGGAAACAGCTCTGGATCTCCCAGTATAGGCGGCGTGGGAAAACAATGGCTTGACGGGCAATGGTATGCGGCTGGCGGCAGCGGCATGTGTGCACGTTTTAACTCTGACGTTCCTGGCAATTCTCAAGGCGGCGGCGGCGCCGCTGGCCCAAATGGTTCCGCAGGCCAACCCAATACAGGCGGCGGCGGCGGTTCATCAATGACTAATAATAACGGCCCACACGCTGGCGGTTCGGGCATAGTCTGCATCCGCTATCCCGACACATTCCCCGTTGCAAAAAGCGTCTCTGGCGCATCTCACTCACAAAGCGGCGGCTATCATTGGTATCGCTTCACAGGCACGGGGAGCATCACGTTCTGACATGGCGCATTACGCAGAATTAGATGAGCACGATGTTGTTTTGCGCGTTTTAGTTGTTCGCAACGAAGACGAGCAAGATGAGCATGGCGACGACAGTGAGGAAAAAGGCATTGCCTATTTGCAGTCAATCTTTGGCGCAAATACGCGATGGATGAGAACAAGCTATCACGGCAATATTCGCAAGCGATTTGCCTCTTCGGGCATGACCTATCACTCAGACATTGACGCTTTTGCATTGCCGCAACCTTACAAGTCTTGGACGCTTAATAAAGCAACGGCGGAATGGGAAGCGCCTATTCCAAAGCCTGTTCCAAAAAACTTTGAATTTTATGTTTGGGATGAGGCGACGCTTTCATGGGTTGTGCAGCCATTACAGTCTAAGGACGCTTAAAGATGATGGACTTTCCAAGTAATCCAACCGTAGGGCAGCTTTATCAGTCGCCTGGAAATTTACAGTATGAATGGACGGGAAGCGTCTGGAAGGCGCGAGGCGTCGCTGGCGTTCAAGGCATTCAAGGGCCTAAAGGCGATACAGGAAGCCAAGGGCCTCAAGGTATTCAAGGGCCTAAAGGCGACCAAGGCATACAAGGCATACAAGGCCCTACTGGGCCAACAGGTGCTTTGAGTATGATTATTTCGACTGCCGATCCCGACGCCGGACAAGGCGGTCAGGGTTGGATGTGGTTGAAGGTCTGACGCTATGCCGACGTATGTGAAAGACGGCGGCGTCTGGAAAGAGCCGAAATCCTTTTCGGTGAAAGACGCTGGCGCGTGGAAGACGGTTCAAGCTGCATGGGTCAAGGATGGTGGCGTGTGGAAGCAAGTTTGGCCGAATGGGCCAAAGGCTCCGCAAGGGACGCTTATTCCAGACTTTGCGACTTTCAATAGTGTTTATTGGAAAATCGAAGTTCACCCCGTCACAGGTAATATATGGATGGGGGATACTGGAGTGATATCTTCCTTTCGCCAATACAGACTGATAAAGATAAATAAGAATACCGCTGTTGTTAGCACTGAAAACATATATGAAGATCCAGAGTTAAGAGGATCTTATGGTAGTATCTCTTTCGGTAATGATGGCACTGGCTACGCGGTTTGGAATTGTAACGTTACGAATACCCCTTCTACCAGAATAGCTATAATTCATCCCAACGAGACGGTTACTAGTCATCTTAACGCTGCAAGCACTTACGTATCTACATGCGGCGCGTCTGCTAATGGCGATTATTGTTATTATTCAGAACAGACTAGCCCTAAACAAATTTGCAGAGCGTCGAGAGACGGGACGGTTAATAAGGCATTCGCCACTTTGACCAATTACATCAACGATCTAGGCCCCTATTCACAAGTGTTTAATAATGACTTCTACATAATGGATAATGCGTCGGTGGCGCGCGAGGTTCTAGTCATATCTCCGGCGGGCGTTTTTAAGGAAGTTATAACTACACCTTGGGGCGCTGCGGGAAACAACCGAATGATGTCGTTTTGTATTACGACTAACGGGACAGTGTATTTCTCCACGCCGTATGGCACCGCTAGACGCCGCCCCGGTCAAGCGATAGAGGCTACTTGGGCTGCACATACTAACGGCGACACCGTAACGTCTTGTAATATGTTGGCCGATGGTTTGGGGAACGCCTACCGTGTCGTAGCGAACGGGGCGGCGTATCATATTATGAAAATAGACGTTAATGGCGTGATAAATAGCCGATGGATTTCTGGCCTAACAAAAGAACCCAAGTATTTAGCTATAGATCACAAGCTAGGTGCAATATATGGATCATATATACATGACTCGGCGGCTACGCCTTACGTCATTAAAGTGTTCAAAATAACGTGACGCCAGAAGAAGAACGCTATCTTCTTGCGTTGAAACGTCGCCGCGCAGCATTGCGCGCGAAGGACGATTTAATTGATTTTGCGAAATTCATGCGCCCTGATCAGGACGCGTATGAAGACCCAGACAAGTCAACGTATCAAGCGGCCAAGCATCACATTGTGATTGCAACGGCGATGGAGCGCGTTGAGCGTGGCGAATTAAAAAGATTAATTGTCGATCTTGCGCCAAGGCATGGAAAATCTGAACTTGTTTCAAGATTATTTCCTGCGTGGTTTCTTGGGCGCAATCCAACAAAGAGCGTGATATTCGCAACGTATAACCAAGATCTCGCGAATGATTTCGGTCGCGACGTCAGAGCCCTTCTTGAAGACCCTCTCTACGCGCAAGTTTTTCCTGGCGTGAATTTAAAAGCGGGCGCGGCGTCAGTTGATCGTCTCGAACTCGATCAAGGCGGTAAAATGTTTTTTACTGGCGTCGGCGGATCTATTACGGGCCGAGGCGCCGATATTGTTTTAGGCGATGACTTTGTTAAAGGTCGCGCAGAGGCTGACAGTCTCTTGCAGCGCGATCGCATCTGGAAATGGTTCAACGAGGTGCTCAAAACGCGCCTCTTATCGAGTAGCGGTAGAATTGTTTTAATTAACACGCGATGGACGGAAGATGACGTTATCGGTCGCTTGTTAGATAAGACAAATTCTTATTACTCGGCCACAGAAGCAAAAAAATGGAAACAAATTTCTTTGCCTGCGCTCGCGCGAGATAATGACGTCTTGATGCGCAAGCCAGGAGAAGCTCTCTGGCCTGAGAAATTCCCAAAAGAATACTTACACGATTTGCGAGACGCTGACCCGCGCGGCTTCCAGGCGCTGTATATGTCGAGCCCCACGCCAGAGAAAGGAAATTTCTTTGACGGCGACAAGCTGCGCACATACGCCAGGCCGCACGATCGCCCGCCAATGGATCAATTGAGATTTTACTGCGCGTCCGATCACGCTGTTTCAGTTAAGCAGGATCGAGACAAGACGTGCTTAATTACAGTCGGCATTGACGCAGACAGCAATATTTGGGTGATGGACGATATATTCTGGGAGCGATCGCCCCCTGACGTCGTTATTGAGGCGATGATCGACCGCATGGAAAAATATCGCCCGCAAATGTGGTTTGCGGAGCGCGGACACATCAGCAAATCAATTGGCCCGTTTTTGCGTAAGAGAATGCTGGAGAGGCAAGTCTTCACGTCCATCGATGAAATTGTGCCTGTATTGGATAAGGCGTCACGCGCTCAATCAATCCGCGGTCGCATCAGCATGGGCATGGTTTACCTCCCGTCTTACGCGCCCTGGTACATGGAATTCAAAGACGAGCTTTTGAAATTCCCCTACGGCGCGCGAGACGACGCTGTGGACGCATTGAGTTATATTGGATTAGGCATTGCAATTCAGCATGGCGCGAACCGTATAAAGAAACCAGAAAAAGGCCCCGCTCCATACACAATGGGCTGGATCAAACAAGACACGCGTCGGAAAGAGCGAGAGCTCCGCACGCGTAATGGAGGTTGGTGATGGAAGGCGACGATCCACTCGGATTTATGGAAGAAGGCCCAATGGATTTGCCGCCATTGCTGGACGAGCATGACGCCCCGACAATGCCCGGCGAGAAGGTCATGGAGCGCGAGAAGCCGGAGCCGACGCCTCAACGCGCCGCCCTTGTCAATTCATTGACGGCGATGGTCTCCCAGGCGAAGCGTCACTGGGAAAAAGATTTCAAGCGCATGGAGAAAGACCAGCGTTTCGCCGCCGGGGAGCAATGGCCGGACGAAACGAAGGCCGGATTATTCAACGACGCCCTGGACGATCGATACGTCGCGAATATTGTATTGCGTCACGTACAGACGCGCGTTGCGTCTCTTTACGCGAAAAATCCGAAGGCTGTTTGTCGCGTCCGCCCAAAATTACTGGCGACGGTTTGGGATGGGAATATGCAGAGCCTAAAACAGGCTCAGTCTGTTCTTGACCAAGCCAAGATGGCGCAACAAGCGCAGCAAATGATGATGATGTCTGTCGCAGCCGGACATCCTATGCCTGGGCAAACGCCAGGAGCTCCTGGCCCTGACGGAATGCCCGGCCCGGCAATGGGCATGCCAATGGCGCCCCCGGAGATGCCAGACCCCGTCGCCGTGCAAGAGGCGCAGGCCGTCATTGAAGACGCAAAGCAAGTTCAACAAGAATTGCTGATGCGCAAGAAAATCGCGCGCACGCTGGAGCTCCTTTACGATTACGAATTATCGGAACAGCCTGCGCCATTTAAAACAATGATGAAATTAGTCGTGCGTCGCGCGGTGACAAGCGGCGTTGGCTGGATACGTCTTGGGTTCCAGCGCGTCATGGGTAAAAACGCAGACGTCGAATTGCGTATCGCTGACATGCAGCAACGTCTTAGCACGATCGAAAGAATTTCAGCCGACATTGCCGATAATGAGACGCAGCCTGACAGCGCAGAAGCGGAACAATTGCGCCTTTTGATCGAAGATTTACACAAGGACACAGAGATCGTCGTAAGGGAAGGCTTGTTGCTCTCTTACCCGAAACCGACGGCCGTCATCCCAGACCCGAGATGCATTGAATTGCGTAATTTTTTAAACGCTGATTGGGTCGCTGAAGAATTTATAATGACGACCAACGAAATTAAAGAAACGTATGGCGTCGATGTTGGAACAAATTTCACATCGTATAATCGTCTCGACACGAATAGCGATTTTGAAAAAGCGCGCTTGTTGTGGGAACACAGAGGCGAAGACACGCAAATTTCTGAAGGGGACAGTTCAAGCGCATTAGTGTGGGAAGTCTGGAATAAAAAAGACGGGCTGGTTTATACAATTTGCGACGGCTACCCAGATTTCTTGCGTAATCCAGAAAGCCCGGCGGAATATACTGACAGGTTCTGGCCTTGGTTTTTGGTGGCCCTTAATGAGGTCGAAGGTAAAGTTTACCCAATCAGCGACGTCTCATTAATTCGCCCAATGCAACTCGAACTCAATCGCTCCAGGCAAGGCCTGCGCGAGCATCGCATGGCGAATAGACCGAAAATGGTTTACGCCGAGGGCTTATTGTCTGAGGACGATCTTGAGGCGTTGCGAACGCACCCAGTCAACGCACTGATTTCCGTTTCTGGTTTGCAGCCTAATCAAGACATCAAGCAAGTCGTTCAGCCATTAACTGGCGTGCCGCTTGATCCAAATTTATACGAGGTCAATCCAGTGTTCATGGATCTGACGCGCGCCGTCGGAACGCAAGAGGCGACGCTCGGCGGGCCGGCAGGTAAAACAGCGACAGAGACGTCCATCGCGCAAGCAAGTCAGGCCGGATCTCTTGGTCTGAATATGGATAATATTGACGTCACGTTAACAGAAATCGCGCGCGCTGCCGGACAAATCCTTTTGCTGAATTGTTCTGAGGAGGTTGTAAAATCAGTTGTCGGCCCTGGAGCGATTTGGCCTTCGCTAACGAAAGCAGAGGTCGCAAAAGATTTGATGTTGGAAATTGAAGCCGGATCAAGCGGTCGTCCAAATCAGCAAATGGAATTGATGGCCTTTGAAAAACTAGCGCCAATTTTAATGCAGCTTCCAGGCATTAATCCAATTTCTCTCGCTAAAGAGGCGATTAAAAGATTGGATGATAAACTCGACGTTGACGCCTTACTCGCTGAAGGCGTTCCGAGTATTTCTTCATTGAATGCAGCAAAGCCTCCGCCAATTGGCGCAAGTGGCGGCGCTGCAATGACGCCAGGGCAGCAAGGCCCGCAAGGCGCCAACAATGCGCCAAAACCGCCGGAGCCGCATTCCGCTGCGCCGGCGCCGCATACGCCACAAATGAGTGGCGCACCTGGAATGTAGCAAGTCCGCTACATTTCTGATATGACGACGTCGGTTCTCAAGGCCGACGTCCAGCAACAAGGAGAAGCCGAGTGCAGGGCGATGAAAATTTAAACGATACCGACACGCACGTTGAGAGCGGAGCTCCAGCGACTGATACAGTATCGTCCACGCCATCTACGGACGCGTCGTCATCGACGTCGTCTGAGACATCCGGGGAAAATTCCAAAGAGACGTTACTCGACGCCGTGCTCAAGGTGGCTGACCCCACGCCCGAGCCGACTGTCGAGGACGCGATGCGGAAAGAGGAAGCCCCATCCTCAGAAGCTGAAGGAGAGGTTAAGGCAGGAGAAGAACAGCAAGAAGGCGAAGAAGTCGCTGACGTAGAAGAAACGTCTAAAGACATTCCGATACAGACGCGAAAAAAGATCAATAAATTGCTCCGCGAAAGGCGACAGTTGCGCGATGAGGTCGCTGCAATGAGGCCGGCGGCGGAGATTGGACAACAGCTACACAATTTTCAGCAATCGAACCAACTTTCAACAGATGGTATAATCGACGCGCTGGATTTGTTGGTGATGGTGAATAAGGGCGATTACGCTGGGTTCTATGAACGCATCGCGCCAATTATTCGTCATACCCAGGAGGTGCTTGGAATTGTTTTACCGCCTGACTTAGATCAGATGGTTGCAAACCAACAAATGACCCCAGAGGCTGCGCACAAATTTGCGACAACGCGATTTGAGCGGTCTAATTACGAAGTTCGCGCCAGGCAGATGCAGGCTCAACAAGAGCATTTTGTTTCTGCGCAGGCGAAGGACAATGTGCAAAGATCTGTTACGGCCTTCGAGCAACGTCTCGCTGCGAGCGACCCCGACTATAAAGCAAAGCAAGAGAGTGTCCGTCGAGCGGCGCAAGCAATACTGTTCGAGCGTGGCGGTCGTATTAATTCCGTTGATGAGGCAATCGCAATAACTCAGCAAGCCTACAACGAGGTTACTGCGCAATACCGTCGCATTCAGCAACCAGTTCGCGCAACGGCGCCGCAGCCGGGACGCTCAAATCCACAAACCCCCTCGTCACGTCCTCAACCCAAAACATTAATGGACGCAGTGAAAAACGCACTGGCTCGAGGTTAACGTCGGTTCTCAAGGCCGACATGGAGAGAGTAAATGGCATTTACGGCAGGCGAACTCGCAAATATTGCGAACGCCGCACTCGATTTTTACTTTAATCGTGGCGACGTGTTCAGACAGACGCTTCAAGCTCGTCCTCTTTGGGACAAGCTGGAAGGCAAGAAGAAAACATTCCCAGGCGGCAAAGGAAAAATTTCCCTTGCAGTCGAAGGTGAATTTGGCGACGGCAGCGGCAATGACGTTGTGAAAGGCTTTACTCATAACGATAAAGTCGCATTCATGACGCCTGCAAATATCAAGCGTGCGGAATACGCTTGGCGCGAGCATCATATTGGTCTCACCATGACCATGACTGAGCTCAAAATCGATGGCGTGAGCGTTCGCGACACTAACGGGGAGAACACGTCGAACCACTCCCAGCGCGAATTAACAGCCCTCGTGGACTTGTTGCAGGACAAGATCTTCGCTCTTGGCGAGCAATATGTCAGGGGAATGAACTCGCTTGCGTACTCGGATGGCGTTGCTGATGCGAAAGCAATGGCAGGCCTTGCTTCTCTTGTTAAAGACAATCCGGCCGCCGGCACCGTTGGCGGGCTTTCGTGCGTCGATAACAAGTGGTGGCGTAATCGCGCACGCACGGCTGCTTACGCAGCGGCTGTAACGTCAACGCCTGCGCTTGCTGGTCATGGCGGCGGCGCCGTGACAACAAATCCTGCCGATGGCGGCGCCTTGTTGCAAGTTCTCCAATACGAGCAGCGCCAGTTATCTCGTTACGGCGGCAAGCCAGATTTCGCTGTTTGCGGTTCAGCATTCCTTGACGCACTTGAGAAAGAAGTACGCGCCAATGGTTTGATGACGACGAACGGCTACACTGGCACGCAGCAAATTGACATGGGGTCAATTAAATGGGGCGGGGTTGAATTTAAATACGACCCAAGTCTCGATGACGCCGGCAATTCAAAACGCTGCTACTGGTTAGACACTGACGCAATTCGCCTCTTTGCAATGCAGGATGAATGGCGCCGTGATCATACGCCAGCCCGGCCTTCAGACCAGTTTGTAATCTTCCGCTCGATCACATCAACGGGCGCGATGGTTGCTTCTCGTCTTAATAGTTCGCTTGTTATCGACATCGCTTAATAAGTGAAAAGAAAGTCGCGTATTGGTTGGCTGCACTCTCCCAATACGCGACAGAGTGACGTGACGATCGCCTCGACACGTCACTCGCTTAATAGGGTGCAATTTAAAAATAGGAGAGAGTGCCAATGATGTTTTGTAGCGCAATGGTTCGACTTGCTGGCGATTTAGGCTACGTCGTTCCCCGCGATAATTTTAATCCTGTTTCATGGCCTGAGATTGACGTCATACGATTTATTCATGGTGAAGACGCAGTTGTTGAAATAAAGCCAATCGCTCGCGTTAATCAGACCGCCAAGCAAGAAAAAGAACGCTTGCGTTTAATTTACGGCCCGACAGTTGAAGACGTTTACCCAGGTAAAAATCCCCAGATGGAATTAGATATGCCAGGCGCGAAATTGCCGGATCAAATTCCTCTTTGGCGCAACCCGATTGACTTAGATCCGGCCGATAAAGGCATTGTCGAACCAATCGTCGCCAAAGCAGAAAAGCCCGCCGCGAAGGCGCCTAAAGATCTTCCGTTCAATTAAAAGGCGACAAGAATGCAACATGCTTCTCTTTCGACATTGGTCTCTATGGTCAGAGCGGAGGCGGGGCATTCTTTGTCTGTCGCTCAAGGATTGAATACGCTTGATCGTTTGAAGCACGTAATTCGTCGCACGCAGTATGAATTATGGACGGCCTTTGACTGGCCGCAAATTGCAACGCGATGGGACGTGTCGATTGGCGCTAACCAGGCCGACGCTGCATTCCCGACTGATGTTGAATTTGACCAAATTCACACTGTGTGGTGGACGTCGGAGGCGGTCTCTGACCCAAATTGGACGCCTGTTAAATTTAAAATACCAGAAGACGCAATACCTCCCACGGGCATTGCGCCTTCTAAAGGATCTCGTCCTGAGTTTTGGGACATTGTCACTGACCCTGCTTCTCCTCACGCTACAAAGATCCGCGTCTGGCCGACACCGTCGAAGGCGGGCTTCTTGCGATTGAAGGGGCAATACAAATTAAACGGCATGGTGGAAGATACAGATACGTGTACACTGGACGCGACATTGATTGCGCTTTTTGCCGCCGCTGAAATTATGGGCGAGGCTAAGAATGAAGGCGCAGGGCCAAAGCAACAAAAGGCCCAGCGTCATTTGCAAAAATTATTAGCGAATACAAATTCCGACAAACAAAAAGTTTCAACATTTGGATCAGTTAGATCGCCTTACGTCATGTCGCATCGCACTAGGATTGTTGTCTGATGAGTTATTTTCTTGTCGAGGATTTCAAAGCCGGGCTTGATGTTAGAAAAAGCATTCTAACGGCGCCGGCGGGATCTTTAACAAAATTAGTAAATGCTGCAATTTCTCCTGGCGGCGAAATTGTAAAGCGGCGCGCATTTGTGAAAGTCGCCACTGTTACTGGCACATTTGGTTTGGCGGCTATTGGCCCGACGGTTGTTGTTTTCACAAAGAACACATCGCCAGCAAATCCAGGCTTAAAAGATCCGACAACAAATAAATCTCCTGACGACGTTACGTTAGAATACCATCGCCTGCCAAATACCTCACCCACGTCAGTTCTCTCAGATTATGAGGTATTCGATAGCAAACTCTACGTCACTCTGTATGACCCGAGCCCATCCCCGCCAACGGGCGCGGAGCAAGGCGCCACACTCCCGGCTGGCGTGCCGGACGGGACGACGTATTCTCTTCCTGACGGTTCGATTAAAGTTTGGAAGCAAACTAATTGGCGTGATTGGGCGGCCGATAAACGCGCGGCCGCTCTCCCTGCGCGCGGGTATTCCAATGAGTGGTTCCACAATCTGACAAATAATAAATGGTATAAAGTTGTTGGCAGCGACTGGATATTGCAGACGACAACGCCAGGCGGAAGCGACATTCAAAATTCCGGCGCGTTTTTACCATCTAATCAAATGGAAAAAACTACGTATTATAATTACAATGAAAAACTAAATTATATTACGAAGAATAAATTTTGGGAGCCATTTGTCGCCGATCATGCCGTGACGACACTGCCGAAGGCTTATATCGACGGCACGGCTTTTTATAACACTACAAATAAAAATTATTACGAGTGGAAAACAAGCGGCTGGATATTGTGGCAAGGTCAAGCGCCTGTCCCAACTGCGCAAGGCACACTCGCTGCGCGACCAGCTACTGGCGCCACGGGTGACGTTTATAAAGCGACTGACACTGGCGATATTTATGAGTGGCGTGTAGATAAATGGATACTTTGGGGCCTCACGCCAAAATTAGTTAATCCGCATTACTATTTTGACACGCGCGAAAAAGTAAATGACGAATTGCTTCAAAATATTGATGGCACTTGGTCATGGACAACTAAAGCAAACCCTAACATTAATTCGTATCAAGAAACTGAAGGCTCCGGCATGGGGCTTTTTGTTCGCGCATATAAAAGCAAGATGTACACTGTCGGCGATAAATATCTTCGCTTCTCTGCAACTGAAAATGGGTTTCTTTGGCAGCCGGCTACTGATCCGAATGACACGTCGCGCACTGGCGCGGGCTACATAAACGTAAGCCTCCAAGAGGGCTCCTCGGCCGTTTTAAAAGGCATTGAGATTTATTACGACAAACTCGCCCTCTTGTCGGAATACACAACGCAAATCTGGAGCGTGACGTCAGACCCGAAACAGGCCGCGTTGGGTCAGATCCTTCGCGCGACTGGCACAAGGGCGCCCTGGTCAGTTCAACAATACGGCAGCGGCGATATTCTTTTCTTGGCCTCTTCCGGCATAAGATCTTTAAAAGCTCGAGATCTTTCAAATAGCGCGGCTGTGTCTGACATAGGCAGCCCGATTGATGATTACGTTCGCGCCCTTCCAAAAAAATACGCTGCGACGGCGCGCATGATGGAGCCGATGGCTACGTCTCCAACAAGTAATTTTTATAATAATGCGCGCGCTATATTGGAGCCGGTTGTCGGTCGTTTCTGGCTCGCCTTCCCACGCGAGATTATGGTTTTGTCGGCCTTCCCAGGCCCAAATATTACGGCCTGGAGCGTTTATAAAACGACATTCAACATTGATTACTTAGTCGTCGCTGGCGATCGCGTGTTCGTTAGGTCTGGGGATGATCTTTATTTATACGGCGGCGTTGATGGAGAGGCTTACGATAATTGTGGCGTTGAGATTAGGCTGCCTTACCATGACGGCGGTAAACCAGGGCATTTAAAAGCCTACACGGCCATTGACGTGACGGCTCAAGGCTCTTGGGACGTGTCAGTCGGGACTAATTTTGATAACCCGGAAGCTGAAGAGCTTGTGGCGCATGTCATCCCGAGCGACCCCGCGAACCCTATTTCTGCTTCAACATGGAATAAGGGCCGATATGAAATGACGGCCTTCGCCTCACATTTGTCTATGAGGTTCTATAATAATACGACTGGGCCGGCGATTTTGAGTAATTGCGCCCTGCACTATAACCTTGGAAACGACAGTGAATAAGGTTATACAGCGACTATTCGCTCTTTTGAGCGGCCACCTGACGGCTGGGATTGGCTCCGGCGTGCTTACCCAGGTGGCTTATGCTCGACGTCCCATCAGTCGAAATTCGTAAAAAATCACGTCTTGAACCAGAAGGTTTAGAGCTCCGCATGGCTACCGTGGCGGACGTTCCGGCCTTGGTTAAGCTCGGCAAGGAGCAATTCGAGACGTCAAAATATGCGCACTTTGGCGTCGAATATTCTGAGGTTGCGTCAGAAAAATATCTGACGATGGTGCTCGAGAATATGTACTTACCCCACATTGTCGCCTGCATTGGCGATGAGGTTGTTGGCGGAATTTCTTATTCTTACGATAATTCATTTAGTAAAAAACCAATTGCTATTTTACAAAATATTTTTGTCACGAAAAAATATCGTCGAACTTTAATCGGGCGGATGCTGATAAGCACGGCCCTTCATATCGCCCAGGACGAACAAGCCTGCGCATTTTTTGCGCCAGTAAATAATGGCGGCGATCACGTACATAGTTTGGGGAATTCACTCGGCAAAGCCGGGTTTAAACTCACCGGCTATATTATGTCTAAGGAGTTATAATAATGGGTGGTGGTGGCGTCTCGTCAGGCGATCAAACCGGCATGTACATGCAGTTCCTGCAAGCTGCCGATGCGCGCGATCGCGAGAATTTGCGACAGCAAAGAATTAGAGAAGGTCGCGGAATTATTGATCGTCAATTCTCGCAATTGATGAACCCTAATGATACTTTTTATAAAAGATACCAGCGTGGCGCGCGCGACGTTTATTTCCCGCAAATCCAACGTCAATACGCCGACGCTAATAAAGAATTGACATATCGTTTAGCTGACGCAGGAACGCTGCGCTCGAGCGCAGCGGCTGACATGACGGCCGATCTCGTAAGACAAAACGACGCCGCTATAGCGAACATGAATGCGAAAATAGATAACGCCACGGCCGATCTTCGCACGCGCGTTGCAAACGACAAGCAAAACGCAGAGCAACAACTCTACGCCACAAACGACCCAGATATGGCTTTGACGGCGTCTCTTAACAGCATTCAGAATATCCCAATGGGGCCGCCAGATTTATCCGGCGCAATGGCGAATTTATTTAATGTCGGAACCTCCGGCATGGCGAATGCGCTCAAAGCAATGCAAAACGGTAGCGGCGGCGGGTTTATGGGCGGCGTTCCACAAACGTCCGGCTATGGCAACGCAGGAAAGGTTATCAGCTAATGGGCGGCATGGAATTAATAGGCAGCCTGGCCGGTACTGGCGCGGGATTAGCTGGCGGGTTGATGGACTTGCAAGGGCGCAAAAAGGCGCACCAGAAGCAACAAGAGGCGTTACATAAATGGTATGCGATGCAGAATGCGTTTCGCATGCAAGAACGTCAGCGCCAGGAAGATCTTCGCAATGGCGCCGACACGTCGCGACTGAATACGCTTTACGGAGACGTATCTAACATCGCGCAAAAAAATACTCTTATGCAGGAAGGCGATCGTCTCAACGACGCTTACGCTCAAGGCACGTCAGCCTCTTCGTCTGCGCCGAGCGCGTCTGACGCAGCAATTCGCGCTGGATCACAAGCCGGGACATTGACTGGTCAAGGAGGCGGCGATCAGCAATTCACGTCAGACCTCGCGCGTCGTTTAAATAATGCGACGGCCAATACGCGCGATCTTATTCGCGGCATGGCTACTGTGGGCGCTTACGGGAATAGCATGGGCGGTCTTGGCACAGTTGTTCCTTTGGCCTTCGCTAGAAGCGCGGCCGATATAAATATGTTCAATAATTTTCGCAAAGGCAGTCTTGCTGCTTACGGCGTCGAAAAAGCGATTGAACCAGAACAAATTTATTATCGCCAGTCTCCTATGTCTATGGGCCTTTCGTCTTTAGGCGGCGCCTTGAGCGGCATGGGTGGCGGCGGCGGAGGGATGGGCTTCTAACATGGCGCAAATGCAAGTCGATTACGGCGGAAATTACACAAGCACTTTATTCAACCAGGGCCAATCTCTCGGCGCTACGCTTGCGAGCGCCTTTGGCGGCGGGAATGAATTAAAGCGCCAATTGTTAATGGATCAGCATGATAAAAATTTAGCTTATGTCGCAGCGACAGAAGCGAAGCGAAAATTAGACGAACAAGAATATGGCGGTCGTGACGCGGCGTCGAAAGCGGCCGCTGAATTAGAGCGCGCGCGCTACAGTCAAGGGCATTCTAACGCAACGCCTGCCGGTTCAAATGCTCCGGCAATTGTGAATATACCCGACGCGTCGGCGAGATACGTTGGCGCAACGCAATTATTCGCGAATAGCGCAACTGATGCAACGAACGCTTTTGGTCGCGGCTCTGGCGCTATTGGCTTAATGCACGGTCCAGAAAATCAGCAACGCCTCAACTACACATTGTATGGCGGCAATCCAACGAACTCTACAGTCTTGGGGCCAAACGACACGGCGGGAACAAATGCCACGATACGTATTAATGACGCCAATCAAGCTGCAAAGGCGCAGGGCGATATTCTCGTTGATAAAGCAGACGTGCCAAATAAAATCGAGATTGATCGCGCGAAGGCTGAGAATGAGCTCAAATTAGATCCTATGAAAAATCCTGACAGCCTATTCGTTACGCTGTCAAAGAAGAAGCAGGATCAAGGCGGGCAATTATCTCCTGACGATGCGGCTTTATTCGAGGCCGTCAAATCAAAACTCTACCCGCAAAAGGATATTGAATACGAAGATCGCGGAACTGGAGAGCATGTCGTTGTCCCTCAACGCGGCAACCGCGCGCCAGATTTATACAACAATTCTCCCGCTCCTGCGCCTGTGTCCACGATACCTCGCAGTGACGGCTTCTCTGCCCCGGCGACGTCCTCGCCGGCTCCAGTCGTTGTTGCGCCCACGCGCCCTTCAACGCCTCCTCCAATGCCGACTGACGCGCTTACGGCGCCCCCAATGATTGTCGGCCCGCAACCGACTGCCGCGCCGGCGGCGCCAAAAGAAATGCGTTTCGGTTCGCCGAAGCCATCAGCGGCGCCAACTGAAGCGCAAGGTAAGGCTTATAAATACGCTCGCGCAAAATTAGACGCCGAGGCGACGCTTCAGAATTTTACGCAAAATTCTCAACTGCCATCGCAAATGGATGGCGTAATCCGCTCTATGCAAAATTCTGGTTTGACGGCGCAACAATTCTGGGAAGCTCTGCCGGATGAAAAATCTCGCGCCTGGTTTGACGCGGCTTATTTATTCTTGATCGGCACGCTACGTGAAGAAAGCGGCGCGGCGATCGGCATGAATGAATTTGCGCAACGCTACCCGACGCTCCTCCCATCTGGTCACGCTACGGCGCAAGAAATCGCGCGCAAGACGGCGTTGCGTAAGAGCGACATCGCGGGCGATTTCTCAATGCTTCCGCAACATCTCCAGGCAGAGCTAGATCTTCATGCGCAGCGCGCAAACGTAAAATTCCATGACGCGGACGTCCCATACGTCCCGCCTTACAGCCCGGCTTCTCCTGCGCAATCTCCTGAGATCGACGTAGATGGCGTCGTTGAGGTTCAATAATGGGAACTTTTCTTGTCCCAATTAAAGGCTCCAAAGAGACGATCCCAGTTGAAGCTGGATCTCGCGATGAGGCTATTGAAAAAGCAAAGCAGATCCTGGCGTCGCGTCAGCCTGCAAAGTTGGACGATTACGGTCGCCCGTTAAACGTGCCTGCGCCGCCTGACGATAATTCCTTCGCGCGTTACGCAAAAGAATTTGGCAAGGGCGCCGTATCGGGTCTGGCTTCAGCAAACCCGATCGATATTGGCATGAATATGCAAGGTTACTTTGCAGACCAGATCGCCAAAATGATGGGCGTTCCGCGAGGCGCAGATGTACGTCAAAAAATGCAAAGCGGACTGCAAGGATGGGTCGAGCGGAATGTCCTACCTCCACCAGTTGAAGGTTACGATACGACCCGCAAAGTCGGAAATTTTGTCGGGGCCGTTGCAGGCCCTGGGGCGATAGTTCGAGGCGCGGCCGTTGCGCCGGAGGTTCTAGCTGGAACGCGCGGCGCTGGCGAGGCCGTGAGCGCGCTCACGCGCGGGGCAGCCAGAGACACGATCGCCGGAACCACGGCGGCTGCTACAGGCGAGGCGGCTTCTTCCGGCCTTGGTCGCGCCGGGCATTTAATTGGCAGTCAAATAAGTCCCGAGGCGGGCCGCACGTATGAAGCCCTCGGCGAACTTGTTGGCGGCCTTGGCGGCGCATTCGCTGGCGGCGCGGCGGCGAATAGGGCAATGAATTCCGCCGCACAAAATACACGCCGTTTCCCTGGCAGCGAACGCAATATCGATATTTTGCGCCAGAACGACGTGCCAATGACGGCCGGGCAGGAGCTCAATAATAATTCCTTGCGGGCCGCTGAAGATGTTGCAGCGAATTTACCTGGCGGATCTCACGCCGGGGACGTGATGCGCTCCCAGACGCCTGCCTTGTCTCGCGCATTCGCACGCTTGATGGGTTACGACATGCAAAACCCGGAGGTTGGCCTCTGGACGCCAGAAGAATGGCTTGGCGCGAAGCGCATGTTCCGCCAGCAATACGGAGACCTGACAAGTCGAAATAATATTCACATAGACCAAGACGCCTTGTCTGATTTTCATCGCATCCACGGCGCCTATACGGACGACCTTGGCCCAATGAATAGCAGCCAGCGCGGCGTCGTCTCAAATATTTATAATGATCTAACGAATGGCGGGTTGCGAACGCTTCCCGGGCAGCAATACCAAACGTGGTATTCAGATTTAACAAAGGCGATTAATCGTCATAGAGATCACGCGCCGACGCTGGACGCTCTCACGAATATGCGCCAGGCGTTAACGGACACGATGGGTCGTACATTGATTGGCGAAGACGCCACGGCCTGGAACGATTTAAATCGCCGCTACGCGAATTATAAAGTTGTACAAGAGGCGATGGCTCCGGCGGCCGGTGAGGCCGCGAATAATTTTGAGCTATCTCCAGCCCGCATTCGCAGTAAGGCCGCCCAGAAAGCTCCTGTGCCTTACCTGGAGGGCAATAGCGACGTAGGGAACCTGGCTCGCGCGGCCGACGCAGTATTGCCTCGACCAAAGAGCTCCGGCACGGCAGAAAGATCCCTCGCGCAGAATTTAAATTTATCCGGCACGGGCGCGACAGTTGGCGCGGCTATTGGCAATGCAGTTGGCGGCCCAGTCGGCGGCACGGCCGGAGGCGCAATTCTTGGCGCCCTAGCGCCTGCGATCGTCAATAAATTCCAAGGCTCCCAACTCGGACAACGCATGGCGCGCAATTCTGCCGCCGTAAGACCGATCGAGGGCGGGCCACTATTCAATCAATTCCAGCAATACGCGCCGATCGTTAACGCCATGCCGTTGCCGATCGAGCTCCCAACAATACACGTCCGAGGCGATCGATAATGGCCGATACACGTAACGCGCAAATGGCGATGGGTTTGTTGCAGGGTCTTGGCTATCAGCCACACCAGGCCGCCGGCATTGTCGGAAATTTGATGCAGGAAAGCCACGTTAACCCCGTCGGCCCGAGCGGCGATCACGGCACGGCTCACGGCATTGCGCAATGGCGCGGGTCGAGATGGACAAATATGTTGAATTACGCGGCGCACACTGGCGGCAATCCAAATAGTCTCGCGACGCAAATCGGATTTCTCGATCACGAATTAAAGACGCAATACCCAAGGGCCTATAACGCCCTGATGAATTCCCACTCGCCGGAAGAAGCGGCCGGCATGTTTGGCTTGCATTATGAGCGCCCCAGAGGGGCGCAGACTGGCATTGCTTCAAATATTGACGGATACGGCAATCGCGTGAACACGGCTCGGGCGATGCTTGGCATGTCGCCAATGGCCTACGCTGAAAACTCATCGACGGGACGCGCTGGCGCAACGCCAGTGACTGGCGACCCAGGCATGGGCGCAGGAGCGGGAGACGCATTTGCCAGGCGTGATCGCGGCACGGTTGAAAGTCCTGGCGATCTTGTTCTCGGGGATGAAGGCGGCGGTGGCGGCGGAGGTGGCGGAGGAGATCCTGGTTCGCCAGGGTCGAACGGCATTGGCGGCGGCGCGGCGATGCCTGCGCCGGATGTTGGCGACGCTTTTGCGCAAGACACGTCAGGCATTTCAGACATTCAACAACGCTTGGCGATGAAGAAACAACTCGCCGACGCCGGGCAGGGTGAACCTGTGGGCGGAATATCTCCTCTCGGAAAAGTATTCGACGCGTCAGTCGTCAGCAATATTGGACAGGCTGCGAATATGCCGACAATGCGGAAGATCGGATGAGAGAGAACTACCCGACCGCTCTCGCCGCTGTTCTAAGATACGAAGGCGGCTACAGCAATCATCCGGCTGATCCAGGCGGCGCTACGATGAAGGGCGTTACACAAGCGACTTATGACGCTTGGAGGTCAAAGCATGGTTTGTCGCATCAATCAGTTCGCTCAATCTCTCAGGATGAAATCGAGCAGATATATCGGCGTGATTATTGGGATAGGATACACGGCGATACTTTGCCTAGTGGTTTGGATTTATGCGTTTTCGATTTCGCCGTAAATAGCGGCCCATCACGCGCAATAAGAGCATTGCAAAAAGTTCTTGGCGTTCGCGTTGATGGCGTTATCGGCCCTCAGACATTGGCGGCTGCTAATGCACATCCTAAAAGCTGCGGCGAATTATGTGATACGCGGTTAAGTTTTATGCGGGGACTAAAGACCTGGCCTGTGTTTGGTAAGGGCTGGGGTGATAGGGTTGCCGATGTTAAAAAGAAGGGTCTAACACTGGCGGCGAAAGCGCCTGTCGTCGTTGCGAAGGCTGTTCCACATGGGGAAGAAAAATCAATCTTTGATGAGATTGGTGATTTCATTGATTGGACGAAGGGTCAGAAAGACGCTCCGCAAGCTGCGCCATCTCATGACGATGCGCTGCACACATATTTAGTTCCAGCAATGATTGCGTTTTTTGGCGCGCTTGCTGGCGCTGATTGGAACAGCGTGATGGATAACCCTTCAGCGTCTATTGTTATGGTTCTAACTGGCGCTCTTGCCGCCGCTTATAAAGCTGCCGCTCCTTGGTGGGCGAAGGCTTTATGGAAAGGGCCGCGCGCAGCATGAGCACGAACATTCCATTACTTGCGCGATTGCGCCTTGGGCACACTACAAGCGGAATGAAAATGCTTGGCGAAGCCGCCGACGCTATTGAGGAACTGCAAGACGCATTTAGGGAAATCTACGAGGTTTATGCTGGCAGCGACGGATTTATTCCTGAGACGTGTGCAGAGGGCTATCAGCAGCAGTTGATTAAAGAGATGGTAGAGATTGCCGCAAAGTATATGCGAATTAGATACGGGGAATAATGATGGCTGATTATTTAGAACTTGTGAAACGATTGCGTGGGGTAAATTGGGTCTGCCGCACTTACGGAAAAACTGAAGTTCTGCACGACACAGTGTGCCACGAAGCGGCAGACGCACTAGAGGCGCAAGCAAAGCGGATTGAGGAACTAAAGGAAGCGTTAAAGCCATTTGCCTATTACGCAGAACAGATACCTGATGACGTTAGCGACATGGCGTCTGCATCTGGAACTGTTGGCGACCTACGCCAAGCCCGTAAGGCATTGGGGGAAGACAGTGCATAATTTCGCTTCGGCCCTCTCCCTCATAACAATTGCTATTGTGAGCTATTATGCTGGCATTTACATTCGGCATTATTATTTCCCTAATCTTTCTCATGATGCAATAAGCTCAATTCGTTTTGCGACATTGCCGCTCATTCTTGTCATGTCTGTTGTTATGTCGTCGCAACTCGGCGCGGCGCGTGAGGGCTTTTTAAATAAGCAACGCACAATTGACGATATGGCGTCATTGTCTGTCCAACTCGACAGAGCATTGACTTATTACGGAAAGCCCGCCGAGCAAGCGCAAGCCGATTTTAGAGACTACTTGCGTTATATTCTTTCAACGCCTGACGCTATGTGGGGCGGCGTAGATAGAACGAATGCCGAGAAATTCGCAATTGAATTGCAGACATTGCCAGTGCCAATAAAAGACCCTGGCATCGCAGCGAATACAAAAAAGTTTATTTTGGATTTAATGGGTCGAATTAGCCTCGACCGTTACAAGCTGGCGACATTATCCATTCACGGCACTTATGCTTTTACTTCGTTGCTTTTGTCTTTGTGGCTTTCAACAATCTTTATCTGCATTGGCGTATCCTCAGAGCCTTTATCTAGCGTGGCCTTCTTCGCCTCATTAGCCGTGGCCTTTTGTGTAGGAAGCACCGCCTTCATTACGAATGAATTTGAAAACGCACGGCAAGGCTTAATACAAGTTTCAATAGAACCCTTTGGACGGGTATTGAAAGAGATAGGAGAGAAATAATGGCTAAAGCACCTAAACCAGATCCGAATACAGTAACGACGGGCGCGCAAGAAGCAATCATGCTTGCGGAAATGCTACACAAAGCTGGCGTTGCACCTGAGAAGGCGGCAGAGATTGTTAATAACGCCGCGCATTACGCAACAATGGACGATATTATTCGCGCAGCGGGACTAGATCCTGCACAAATAACTCTGTCTCCTGCAAGTCGATCAGCGGGCGATACAGTTGATGCGTTTGCAGTTCCGAGTAAATACTTGCCGTTTCCGAATGCAGTAAATGCCTATAACTGGTATATAGCTAACGGTTATCCGGCGGAAATGACAGAACTGTGGATCGATGACCGCATCAATCGTGGCGGTCTCTACAAGGATAGTTGGACATTAATCACAAGCTGGAACCCGCGCGCATTGATGAAAGTTCCTGCCGCTCGTTTAGCTACAATTTAACTGCGTGAAGGCGCAATTCTCTAATAGAAGGATGTAAACTATGGGCGGAGGTGGCGGCGGCGATAACGGCATGATGATGATGATGATGGCTATTCAGCAACAACAACAAATGGAACAGCAACGCCGTGAAGCGGAGCGCCAAGCGTTTGAGGCTGCGCAGCGCGGTGAAAATCAAAATTATCAGCGTTACTCGGATTTAGTGACTAATCAGACAAAGAAAGTCGCAGACGAGTGGGATCTTTATAACGCTAACATTGGCAAAATTAAAAAGATAAACCCGAATTATAACGCACATTCGGAATTTACTTTTAATCCTTACACAATAAATCCTCAGTATCACAAATCGACTAATAAGTCCGAGGCGGATCAAAACCAGGATTTATTGAACCAATGGTATAGCGCGCTCGATAAGCAGGCATTTGACGATTTCAACATGGCGAAATCGCAATACGACGCCAGTAAGAATTGGTTGGCTGATGTTGAAGCGCAACAAAATGCGCTCACAACAAAACTGCCAGGACAATTACCTGGCGTATGGGGCGCGAGCACTGGCGGCGGAAACGTCTCAGGCGAAGCGGGCGCGGATGCTAAAACCCAATCGCAAAACGATAACGGATTTAATATCGGCGCGGATGGAAATCTCCTCGGTAATTTAGGGAGCATGCCGCTTTCACAAACGTCACCTCAAACTGGATTTATCCAGGGCGACACACAAGCCAAGAACGATTTAGCAAGCGTATTTAGTAACGCGACTGGCGGATCAAAAACAGGCTCTTCTGGAGGAACAATTTTCTAATGTCCGCACTCGCTCAACTCTTAATGCAGGCCCTCACATCAGGTGGGCCGTCTCGCATTCCACAAAGCCCGCAATCAATGAGCGCGCCGCAAGGTCTTGGCCCAAGCGCCGCGCCACAACAATCGGCTCATATGAGCGCCCCGCAAGCGCCCGTGCCGCCAATGCAGTCGCAAGGGCCTCTCCCTGGCGTTGCGCCAAAAGCGCCTCCGCCAATGGGGCCGAAGCCTCCTCGCCCTGGGCAGGATATTTCTTCAAAGGCGCCGCCGATCAGGAATGCAAAGCACGCCGACGTTGAAAGCAAAGCCGAGGATAAAGGCGAAGGCCCTGGAGACGAGGAAGAAGAAGACACAATGATGGGCGCCGCAAAGAAGGCTCTCGTTAAAGGTAAAAAATCAGATAAAAAAGCAAACGGAAAGAAAGAGGACTAAATGGTTCCTTTACCTCCCAAGCGCCCGCCACAGAGCGCCTTTGAGACAATAGCGCCTGGGAATTCCGTTCCTCTGCCGCCACGTCGCCCGCCAGAATTTTCACAAGCGCAAGCGGCGCCCGCTAACGCCCCGGCGAAGGCGGCGCCGACGCCTGCGATTAATTCGCAACAAATCGATACGGGCGAGAGTAATATTTTGGATGAGATCGGCGGATTTTTATCTAATTTATTTTCCGGCAGCATGGGCGGGCAGGCGCAAGCCCCAGGCGGTTACGTTTGGGACAGTTTGCAGGGCTGGGTTCCAGGGCAGGCGCAAGCTGCCGCTCCGGCTGCCCCGTCCGCTCCAGAGGCGCCAAAAGCGCCAGAGCCCTGGCACGCGCCAATGTCTGGCGCTCCTCCTTACAGCGGCCCGGAAATTGTCCCGCCAAACGAGCCTCTAGAGGGCGGCATGGGCCAAAATCCGCGAACTGTAATTCCTTCTATGGAATTCCAGAAAAAAGGCGCCGCGCCGCCCCCGCCGAATATGTTTCAAAGACGCGAAAGCGTAGGCCCTAACCCTAACCAATTTGAGCAATAAATGGACGACTTAGGCTCCGATTTCGCTGGGGCGTATAAAACGCCTCGACCGTTCAGACCCGTGGACACTTTACCTGGCATGCCCCAGGGGGGCGCGTCGGGGGCCACGCCGACACGATACGACGGCGTAGGACGTTTCCTACACGGCTTTACGGGCGTCGGAGGCGTGCAGGATGCGGCCGGCCTGGCCGGGTATCCTTCAATGGTCGAGAATTGGAAAACGGGCCACCCGATAATCGCCGGCATGCAGGCAGCGTCAGTGGCTCCCGTTCTTGGGCCGGTTTTTGGCGGCGGCGCCAAAATGGCGGCTGCCGTGTTAGGTCTCAAGGCCGCGAATGCATTAGCTGACGCCAGTCCAGTCGCCAAAACTCTCGCCCAGGCGGCAACGCCAGAGGCCAGCCTGGCCGATCGCGTAATGGAAAATTGGGGCTCGAAGCACGCCTTCGAGGCGGCTAATGCAAATAAAGTCGCCGCAATGGGCGATCGAGCGTCGAGCTCCGTCGGCAAGACGCGCTTCGAGGCGGTTCCGCCAACCATGCTGCGCGACATGGCCGCCAGTCAGGGCGACGAGGCCGTTCTCAATTTCGTCAATGCCGGTAAGCATTTAAAGCGTGACGGCCTGGGTGGCTATGTTGGCGGCCCTCGTACGATCGACAGCCCGCAAGCCCTCGGCAATTTGCGCCGAAAACTCGATAATGAGATTACAAATTCCGCCGAGGCCGTTGAGCTCGGAGACCCGACGCGCCTGGGAACCTGGTATCAGCGCGCAAAGGGCGGAATGGCGGCCACAAATGAGCCGCACCAATTGCAAGGATCTCTGGACGCGCACGGCGCATATTCCGCCGGCGTGGCGCCAGAAAGCGAATTAGGGTTTTCCTTAAAGCATCAAAATTCTCGCGCCCTGGGCGAGCCCGGCATGGCCTTCCGCAAGAAAGTCATGAACACGCTCGATACGGCGGCCGAAAAAGGCGAGCCGGCCAAGCTGGCGCCAAAAACTGACGAATATCGCTCAAAATTAGACCCGCGCCTGCCTGTTTCTGGCTTGTTTGGCGTCAATGATTTCCGCGCCGCGCAAAATTTCGGCTTTACCAATAAGCAGGGCAAGCCCTGGAAGGCGGCCGTCAGTAGCACCATGCACCCTTTCATGGACGGCGAAACGGCCCTCCTGACGGATCGCATGAACAAGGCCGCCGCCGGCGGCAAGATGAATTGGAGCGGGCCGCAAATGCAGGAGCTCCCCTGGGTCTACGGCAAGGCGCAGGATCTCTACGAGCGCGGCAAAAATGCGCGTTTCAAGGGCGACCCATTAGAGGGCCGCATGTCCGCCATCCGAGAGGCGAATAATACTTTCGAGGATTATTTGCCGAAGCACACAATGAGCGCCACGCATGAGGCGGTTCCGAGCGGGCAAATTGATCACGTCAATTCCGTCTTGGACATGCCCTACGAGGCGCGACAAGACTACGGCAACGTCGGTCGCTGGGACGTAGAGACGCCCCTGGTAGGTCAAATCCCTGGGCAGCCACACATAGGCGCAGGAGCTCGAGACGCTCTCTACAGCGCCCTGGGGCTGCGTCAGCTACCATCCATTCCAAGCGTCGGCGCCTGGATGGAAAACGGTAAGCTGCAGAATAATCCTCTGACGATCGCCAGGCCCTTAGTCGATTTCCCGACGGGCGGTGGAGGTGGCGCAGTGGCGCCATTGACGAATGACGCCGTCGGCCTGGCTGAACTCTTCCGCGCCGCGATCGACGCTCAAGCGGCAGGCGCCGCCAATTTGCCGAATACGATGAAAAGCGGCGTGAAAAATAAAACGGGCGTCTTGCTGGATACTGTACCTCACGGGGCCATTACCGGCGCGCAGCCGACGGCCGAGCAATTGGCGGCCATTAATGAGGCGGCCGGAAAATACGGATACGGCGCGAGCGCCACCAATCGCGGCGTTAGCGTATTCCCGTATGACCAAAGCAGCGCCACGTCGCGTGACGCCGCAAAGGTGTTCAAAGACCCGGCAGTGACGGGACAGATCCCAGGAGCGACGCCACAAAAGGCGCGCATGAATACCCAGTATCAGCAAGCGCACGTCGTTGACGGCGTGCCGGAGCCGCAATCTCAAGGCGTCGTCACGTCGAAAGTATTAAATGCGGCGGCGCAGTTGCCTCCAACTGTGGCGCAGAATTTATCTGAAAGCGAAGACATCAGAAAAATTATTGGTCAGAAAATCGCCAGAGACGACATGCTCCCAGGAGCGCGTCAGGACATCCAAAATATGCGCCGGTTCTTTAAGGACGCTGATTGGGCCAAGGCGGTGGAAATGATCAGAAAGGGCGCCGCTCCGGCAGCGGCAGCGGCCGCCCTGGGTTATGACATCAAGGCGATGGCGGCAGAGAGGCCCGAAGGTCGTCAATGACGCGCTGAATTTGGCGTTGCAATGATGCGCCCATTTCGTCTACGGGCGGATTGCGAACCTTGCGCTCGAGGAAAGCGATCTGCCGCTCAATCGGGCGTTTCCCGATCTTATCTTTCAGACGCGCGACATAAGCTGGAATGCCGTATGAGATTGCGTTACCGCTCATTTTTGGTCTCCTTTGGTCTGCACCACTATAGCACGAAAGTGGTGCAATTCATGTCATCTTTGTCGGGCGACGGTAAGGTCTGGCGGGACAAACTGTCGCGGACGGTCTTGCAAAACTGGCAAAAAGCCGTGTAGATCAACGAATTCTCACGTCGGTCAATTTTTCTTTGGCTCCCTTCACACGGGAGGGGTCACAGGTTCAATCCCTGTGCCGCCCACCAATTTATCGAGTTGAAATCGCCCGGCAATCGGTTCACGCCGGGCGACAATCTTACCAGTCGGTTCTGGTGAATTGTAACACTCAGCGAGTTGGGCGGAGCTCCCAGCAATGCATCTGAGGGGCGTATCCAGACGGATACGTGCCGCAATTCGGCGTCACGACTGGCTGGTTCTGGCTGCGCTCGATCGCCTCAATGGCGGCCCAGTTGCCGTTATCGGCGTCAGGACTTTCGATGCGACGATCGCCGCCAATTTCACGCGCATAGGCTGGGATCGTGTTCGTGAACACGACTGTGGCGATCAGAGCGGCGAAAAGAATTTCTAAAATCGTGCGGGTCATTGTTGGTCTCCTGGTTTGCTGATTTGGTCTCATCAGACGCCGCGTGACGGCGTGACGGGGCCGGAGCCCCGTTTCGACCTTTAGGCCTCCTTGTAGGGGGTGATCGTAAAGACCTCGCCGTGGTTGGTGATGCCGTCAAAATGGTCAGGGTTGTCGGCGTCCTCTTCGATCTGAAAAACGCCGTCGTTGAGGAGCTTTTTTGCTTCCGCCAAATTGGGCGCAAGACCGACTTTGATCGGGGCGAAGGTGCTAGTAAAAAAGCGGACGATGTAGGTCATTTTAGGTCTCCTGGTGGGCAGGGGGAGGGGCTGGTTAGGCCCCCGCCTGGTTCAGTTAAGTTCTGGAAGAGGGCCGCGAGGGCTGATCTCGACAAAATTTCTCAATTCGTAGTTGTAGCGGGTGACGTTGGTGACTGTTTTGCCGCTAATGGCTGGGCCGGCGTAGGCGCCCAGAACGAGCTCCTGGCCGATCTTGGCGGTGTTTGCATACCATTCGTCACGGCTCTTGTTGAAGCGACGGATGATCAGTTTGCCGGTTTTGGTGAAGCCCTCAACGCGAGCGGGGCAAGAGGCTTTGCTGCCGAAAGCGATGGTGATGAAATCGCCGAGGGAAATTTGATGGGTCATTTTTGGTCTCCTGTTTGACTGAGCCGGCTGGTCACGTCGGCTCATGTCGGCTACACTAAGCGATGCGTGTACACGCTGTCAAGCGTTATTTTTAAGCGGCCTGGCTAAAATATTTTAGGCTATCGACAACGCGTGCGTAGAATTGTTGGCCGGCAGGCGTCAGGCGGATCAATTTGTATCTGCGATCTGTGGGGTCTTCGTATCGCTCGATAAATCCAACGCCAGGCTTGCCGTAGACTTTGTCGCTACACCACCAAGAGATATTCCGGCTGGCGGTAGAGTTTGTGAGGTTCAGTCGATCCTGTATATTTTTTTGATTAACAATGCCCGCCTGCGCGACATAAATAAAAACCTGGATCATTGTTGAATTAATCTCAGGATTTATTTTGGCGAAAAGACCGAGCGTGTTCGAGAAATGCATAATGCTCATTTTGTGTCTCCTTAGTTGAAAATTACTGTGTAAGCCCAGCCAAGAAGGCCAGGAACGATGAAGCACGCGGCGAAGAAATTCCAAGTCGCGCGGTTCTCGGAATACTCTTCCGCGAGCTTCCAAATGACCCAGAGGCTGATGATTAGGGCGCTTATGGCGAGTGACATTTTGGTCTCCTCAATCAATTTTCGCGATGCGGCTTTGATACGTGTCGCTCTCTTTGGCGATCGCTACAGCGGCCTCTAGAGCGCCCTTGCGCGTTTTATGAGGAACGCCACGCCCGTAAGCAGTTGAGCTATGAACGAACCATTTCGCGCCCGCGCAGGGGTGCGTGACAATCGCGGCGGCGACTTGGCCGACTTTCGCCTCGACATAAACTGCAATCTCAGACCAATCTCCGCGTTTGTCTTCGCGGATCTTGATGAATTGCTCTGGGTGGAAAGTTTTGATGTTATCGACAAGCATTGCGGTCTCCTAGTTTGTCGGGCTGACTGGTCACGTCGGCCGATACAACTAACGTAAGCAATCATTCCGCTAGTGTCAACCCTTGCGCAAAAAAAGAGGGGCTCAAAGCCCCTCAATTTCCATTTGGCCGTGCTCGGGGCAGACTGCGCCAAGGCTCTCGGCGTGCGTGCGGGTAATCCGCACGGTATAGTCGCAGTGAGGGCAGGACGCTTTCAGCCAGCGGTTCTTTTGGGCTTTAGGGGCTCCTACAGCGCGATCGGCGCGGAGCTCGCCGTGAGGTAGCGGGCCAAGTTTTTCATGCACCAGGAGGCCCAATTCAGCCTCCAGGGCAGGGGAGGCGACAGTCGCAGTCATGCGACCCGTAAGGCCGAGGCGCGTTGCGAGGGCTCTAAATGAAGGGCCGTGACCGGCGCCAATTGGCAGAGCGGCGTGGCAGAGTTCGTGGACAAGCACGTCGAGAATTCGAACCGGGTCAGACAGCGTGGGCGTGATAAAAATCTCGTAATGACTGTCGGCGGAGGCGACTGACTGCCAGCATTCGCCAATGCGCTTACCCTTCGCGCCCTTGGACGTGAAGCCAATGGCGAAGCGGATCTTCTCAGGAAGAGGGCGATTTGCTTCCGCAAATTTAACGGAAAGATGCGACGTGGCGGCTGCAAGCCATTCTTCGCGGGTAGCAAATTGTGAGGTCATTTTGGTCTCCTGGTTAGATTGAGCCGGCTGGTCACGTCGGCTCACGTTGTTCAATGTAGGCGATACGTGGACACGCTGTCAAGCGGCTTGCGCTTCGCCCCAAGGGAGGCCGTAACGCTCGGCGCAAACCGGGCCGTATCCGACCGACACAGACCGCCCGTCCGTCAGTTCTCTTGCGCAGAAGCAGCAAGAGCCCGTCTTGCGCCCGTATTCTGCCGCGACAAGGGCCGGCTCGGAGGCGAACCTCTTGAGCGTGGCGATCAGCGAAGCAGGCGGCGTGACGCGAGGCGAGACCTCAAAACGGCCGTCGGCCAAGATCCGACCAAACCAGGTGCGATCCTCGAACGAGCCGTTGGACGTCACGTTAATTGATCCAGGGACGCGAGCGTCAGGGCCGGCGACGGACAAACGGATTGGCGTATTGTCAGCCTCAAGGACAATCGCCGGACGCTTCAGAGCGGCCGAGGCGCGATTGAAAAGGGCGTTAATGCCCTCCAGGGAGCCGAGTTCGACAGTCTCGCGAACTTTAGGCTGCGTGCGCTTGCATAGCTCGCGAACCCAATAAAGCTGCTTGTCGGTCGGCGATCCGCGCCGCCAGATGCTTTCCAGTAAGGAAGATGCAAATTCCTGGTCTTTGGCGGACAGTTTTTCGCTCGAGGTCTCCAGGTGGGATCTCAAGGCGTCAAAGTCGAGTGTTTCAAAAGATTGCATGTTGGTCTCCTTAGTGTCGGAGCCGGCTGGTCTTGTCGGCTCACGTTGGCTACACTAAGCGACGCGTGGACACGTTGTCAAGCGCCACGTCCTGCAATTCAAAATATCGCTGATTGTTGAGCACCCGACGCCATACTGTTGCGCCAGGCTGCGATAAGTCTGGCCGCCTAAGTCATACGCCCGGCGGATCTTTATCGCGTCCTCGAGGCGCAGTTTGGATCGTGGATGCGCCTCGCCGCTACGGTATCGTTTGGCTTTCATTTTATTTACCGCACCGATCATACGGCGCCGGCGGATCGTTTAAATCAATGCACTGGCGCTGTATGTCGTTGCCTTTTTTCAAGCAATGGTTTGTCCAGCGAAACGAAAATTGCTGCCACGCTTTGCAGTCGCCGGGCAGTGGCGTCGCCGCTTTGTAATAGCACTGCCCGGAAATAAAATTCTTGCCGAGGCTTGCCTTCCAAGACGCGAAGCGCGCCTGGCAGGATTTCATATCAGAAAATTCTTCGCGATATTTTGTTTCCTGCCAAGCCGCGCCTGACGTTGAAAGATAAATAATCAGCAAAACGTATTTCATCGCTTCACGCTCAAGCCGTCTAATCCTTCATCGTATGTCTGAAAAAGATGGATCGCAGTTGTGTGATCCCTGCCAATGGCGCGACCAATTTGCGGGAACGATTTATTTGTCTCTTTTCTTGCGCGGTAAACAAACTCGCGCCTTGCGCTGACTTTATAACGCGGCCTTGCTGAACCAACGAGTTCTGGGATGCTCAAATTATGCGCCCGGGCCACCTCATATAAAATTTTTTTCAAAGATGGCGGCATTGGATTATCTGAATACTCTGACAACGCCTGCATTACAGCCGCTTGTTTTTGCGTCGGTCTTTTCCGCGCAGTTTTGGGGCGAGTAAAATTTAAAGATCGCAAGCGATACTCGGCTTCAAATTGCTCCGATCCAACGTAAGGAAAAACGTAAGTCATCAAGGTCTCCAGTGGTCTACCGATAAATATAAGCGTAGACAAAGGCCGTAACGCCAATCATCACTGACAAAACTAAATGCAGAAAAATTAGCCATCCAGCGTCAAGATACGACATTGAAATAAGCAATAACGCCAGGATCAACATCATTAGCGGCAACATCATCTCCGTTTCCCCCTTAATGCTTCGCTGACGCGTCCTTGATTGACGCCGAACTTTTGTCCGATCTTTAATTGCGACATTGTCGGATGCTGTCTTGCAAATGCGCGAATGTCGCGCGCAAGATCTGGCGACATTGGCGTTGATGTTGGTTCCGCCTTGCGGATTGGTTTACGGCGAGCGATCATTTTAGAAAGCTGGGAAATTTCTTTCCCAAGCTCCTCGAGGCGCGCGGCTACCTCCGGCAACCTCATTTCGTGTCCTCTAAATCGTCGAGGCTTTTAAGAGCCAGAGCGGCAGCGTGATCAATTTTATTTTTCACGTCGTTATTGCGACGCGTATTAATTAAATCCGCAATCGGAGATTGAACGCTCGTATCTGCTCTAACCAATTCTGAACGGAAACTGGCGTATGCGGCGAGATCGACGTAACTGTCGTCGTGCGTTGGGTTGGCGTAAATCCGCGCAAGTTTAGTCGCCAACAAAACGGCCGCGACGTGATGCGCTTCCAATTTAACGTCAGAAACCATGTCATTAAAGAGCCTGGCAATTCTTTTGTGCGTCTCAACCATATCGCCATACTCGCCGCCTCTTTCGTCAATCGTCCTGGCCGCCTGCAATAATAGTTCTTTGTGTTTCATAGCACTCTCCATGTCAGTCGTGAGAAGCGACGTGGGGCTGCACCCCCACGCCGTTTAGCAGTTATTAGAAAGGCGTTGCTTTAGACGAAATTTTAACATCGTCGAACATGCTTTCGACGGACGCCTTACCATCCAGGCGCGGGCAATCCAATTTCTGGATCTGCACGCCATTGAGGTTAAAGTTCACGCCATACTTGCCGGAATATTCCCAGCCGAATGGGCGCACGTTAAAGCGCGCCAGTTGGCCGCTATACACGTCGTCCTTGTCAAAGATTGTCTCTTTGTCTGGGCCAATAACGCCAGGGCGAGTGATCGACCAGGGCGAGATGTATGTCGTCCCGGCGTAAGACGGATACTTATCCGCCTTCTCGTCGCCGTCGCGCAATGCAACGTCGATTTTCTCGCGCTTGATTTTATGTTTCTTTATAAGATCCTGCACGCACTCTTCGACGGCCGCTTCTAAATCGCGATACGCCTGAGTATTACGCGCAGCCGCGTCAAATGTGAGCGTGCCAGAGAAGACCTTTTTCTCTGAGCCCTTAGATTTAGGCGCAGCCTCAAATAATTGAGGGAAATTAAGAACGCCAGTCGGAGTAGTCAGATTAGCCATAATAGATCCTTTAGACTTTTAGGTTAGTAGAATGCCGCGTCATTCTGCGACGTCGGAAAACAGAAGCGACGCGCTACTCGTTACTTTTGCGCGCGCATCCGCCTCGCGAGTGAGCGTAGTTCCACTACTCTCCTTCGCAATAAACGGGTCGAGTTGTTTAAAATCGA